ATACCATCAGGAGTATCTGTTGCATCGACAAAAAACGTCTGTGCAAAACTTGTTATCATATTTGTTGTTGCCATATTTTTTACCTTACTTTATCGTTAGTTTTTTTACAAAATTTAAGGAGCAGCACCACCACCACCATCGCCACCACCATCGCCACCACCAGCGTTACTACCATCGCCACTAGTATCGGCAACACTATAATCGGTCGTAGGACTTTCATTGAATGATTGCAGGCTAACACAAGCTTCATTACCAAAAAATCCACAGCCTGTAAGACTAGGTGCAATATCTCCTGGTAAAGCACCAACAGCACCACCAGTAGCACCAACAGCATCATGAACATCAGCTGGTATTGCAGGTTTACTAGGAACATAAACATAAACTGGATCTGCGGGAATTATCAAGGTTTCGATTATTATCGTACCATCTTTTCCTGGACCGCCAGGAGGTCCTGGTTCTCCAATAGAACCAGGCTCTTCAGGTGAACCGGTCGATCCAGGTATGCCGGATGCTCCAGGTTGTCCAGGTTGACCAGGCGTACCATCAGAACCCGGTAAACCACTACTACCAGGAACACCAGGATTACCAGGAGTACCAGGTGGTCCTGGAGGGCCAACATAATTGTTTACTACCTGCGTTGTCACAGGAATATATACCGTTTGATCAATAACATTTGTAACTGTTTGATCAATAACTGTCGTAACTGTTTGATCTACAACTTCTGTCACAGTTCTGTCAACATATTCTGTATTGATTAATGTCACAGTTCTGTCAACATATTCTGTATTATAAATGTAAACAGGTGCTGGTGGTGGAACTGGTGGTGGTGTATCATCTCTTATTTGCCTAGAAGATACCGCCACATCAGCAATAACACTATCGCTAACTGTTCTAGTTTCTGTGGATGTCTTTACAGATATTTTAGGAACTCTTGTGCTGATAGATGTTTTTTCTCTGGTTGACAACAATCCTTCAGCAAAGAATGTTGCATCAGCATATGATGCAATGTCAGATGGTAGATTACTATAACTCGTGGTCAAACGCATTTTCTTTTGACCAGTAAAGAATGTGTTTCTTGGTATCACCATACTACCTGCAACGAAACCAGAAGGTAATACCTGAGATGTACCAATGCTATACACACTAGTGTAATCAGGATATGGATCAAAAGGTTCTGTCACAGTTATTAGTCTATTCACATTATCATATGATGCAACAACTCTTGCTTGACCTTCACCAGTACCAGAACAAATGTTGATAATAGTATTCGCATATATTGTATTTGATACATTCGATGCCGCGCTACCCAAATTGACAACATATGTATTCGAATGCGCGTTCGATACAATTCCAGAAAATACAAAAACTTCACTGACCTGTGCTGTTATTCCACTCAATTTGCCTGTTAGTGTATCACCAACATTTATTAAAGAGTGTCCGGCATAAAGATATATCACATTAGATGTTGTTTTGGATCCACCTTCTAATGCAATTCTAGCTGTATCGTTACCACCTATTGTTAAGATCTCGCTAGAATTGACATCAAATCTACCTGTTGCTGCTGTCAGCGTCACAATTGTAGGATTTCTCCAATATGAGGTCATTCTTTTATCATCGAAAAATGGAAATACGGTAGCGCCTGGTTTCATATCATACCCACGCATCCTAATAGTTTGTGGGCGTATGTATGGAATGATGGATACATCAACAACATTGTCGCCGATCTGTTTAGTAACTGTTTCAGGAGTAACCACTAATTGCGATACTTCCCTTGATTCTGTTTTTGTTGTTGTTTGTATTGTTTTAGCTACTGTTGTTTCTTGTGTGATATAACCCACTCTCGATGTGCTGGAAGACTTGTCAACTGTCTTAGATGTTCCAGTCCAGTTTGTTTGCCAATCACCAAACTTAGAACCGAATGGGCTTATTGCCATGGCTTCCCATGCATCGTTTTCACCATCGATGTTTACCAAAACTTGTGGTCTATATGATGTGTCAACCCATGTATCATGATCTGGATTGATAGAAAGTGTTCCATAATAGTTGGCATAATTGTATGGATTGATGTTTACAGCATTAGTTGCTTGATCTTGAAGAACAAACTCTTCCAAATCATATGCCAATGTTGCATAAGATTTATTCGTATCAACATTTACTTCACCAGTATCAGCTTGAAACTTAACATTTTTGTATAAGAAATATGGTCTTAACTCGCCTTTTTCAAAATCCATAGAACAAATATAATCTGGCGATAACACATCACCAACTTTGTGACCATTGAATCCATCAACCAATATACCATTTTTGAATCTATCCAACCCTGCAGAATCTTTGATCGACAATGCATCTGCAGAGATTTCCAATAGATTCAATGATGCGTAATATTCTAGATTTTCAATTCTTCTTTCCAGTTTACCGATATCACGCATAGTATATCGTTTATTATCAGTATACCTTACATTCACTGAACTGAAATCTGCGGTGTATGGTGGCACTTCCAATGTGTAAAGAAGCATATCTTCTTGATTGTGTTTCGGTGTTTGAGGGTATTCTGCAGAAATACCTTCAACAACCTTGAAGACTCTTTCCGAACTCAAGGTAATCTTATCGATTCTACCCAAATAATAAGAATAATCTGAATCGAATGCCTGATCAGGCTGTAAAATCAAAGCATTGGTCAAAGATGTGCTCTCTGATGCATTTTGTCTAATTGGTCTCCAATCAACACAATCTGCTAGGCGATAACTCACACCTGTGGTCGGGCTTAGATATATCGGAATACTGTTATACCCAGAATCAGTTGTTGCACCAGGATATGAATCAACTGTCAAATAACCAGATGTTCCAGAATGCGAGTAATAGTTAACATATGCAACTATTTTACCTTTTGGTGTAGTTCCGCCTGCGCGCAAACTAATGGAAGCATGATCATAAAGGTTATCTTTTTGTCCAGTCTTCAAAACATAACTAGCAGTTATGTCTTTCGCAAAAGCAACATTAGCTTGTGTTATTTCTCTTTGAGCGCCAGTGCTCGTCAATCCGAAATCTAAAACTCTTGCCAATCTAGTGACATCAGAAATATACAATGACTGCGGTGCACCAACATCTTTGACGACATTATTAGCATTAGTCACTTGTATTTGCACTTTGGTGTTCGTCAAAAATACTGCTGTATTAGTATTACTTATGAAACCACTATTCGCAGAAGTTGGCATAACATTAGCAACATTAGCAATAAAAACTGTTTTTGCTCTAGGTCCTGGTGCAGTACCAGTCAAACCTACTGTATATATCACTTCAGCTGAAAAAGTATTAGCATTGCTGAATGTTAGTGTTGCTGTTTGACCAGCAATAGAAATGCTTCTGCCCAAAGATGTGCTAAATGGAATAATAGCACCATTAGATTGTGTAGGCAAGTTACCTTGAGAATCTTTCAAAACAACAATGAAGTTAGATAGTTTTGAACTATCGCTCAATGTTCCTGTACCAATCCATGACTCAGGTAATGTAAGAGTTATCGAACCTGTGCTTACAGTTCCGTCAGAAGTGAATGTGACAGCAGACTTTTTTCTGTATTGATAATCAACATCTGTTATAGATGCTGGTTTGATATACTTTTGCGGATATGGGAATATAAGGCTATCAAAATCAGTATCAGTTACAACTGTGTTTCCGAAATAGCTGTTATTTGATTTGCTCAACAAATCTACTTGCAATACCTTATTGTATTGAGATGTTCCTAGATCATAAATGTTATTTGATGATGATGTTGTAGCTGCTAAATTGACCAAACTTTGTGCATGTTGCATATTATATGTGCTATTAGAAATAGAAATATCGGTCAAATATGCTTTATATACATGTGTCAAAGAATTGGATACATTCGATGCACTGACATATTCTAATGCTCGAACTCTTGCTGTTCCTATTTTTGTATTGGAATAGGCGGTCGAACTTTGTACGTTAACACCACCAACTATTGCATTAGCACCAACGAAATGTATATCATATACTTCAAAAGTGCTTAAAGTTGGCGCACCCTTTACACCATTTACATAAATGTAATTGCCCAGTGTTGATGCAAGATCATAGTTGTTCACATTAGCAAAGTTTCTACCTCTTCTAATAGAAAGCTTGTTAGAAATGTTTTCGAACTCAAAACCTTTGACATAGGCTTTACCACCAGATAATGTGACGCTAAACTTATCTGGATTTTGCACCAAAGCTCTTGCACCAGAAGCACCGAATGTCAAATTGTTTGCGAGAGTCAATGCAACATTTGATGCAATAGAGCTAACCAATTCGCTTTGATTATTGACATAAAAAATAGAGTTGACTGATATATCATTGAAGAAATCTGTGTTAGAACCAGAAATTGAACTAGTTCCAGGTGTTATTGTGACATTACCTTGTATCACAGATGGTATATGATTCGACAATTGAATCAAAAATGGTCTAACCGTATAGTTTCCAGATTCATCAAATGTTCTACGAGCCAGCGTTTTCTCTAGTTCAGAGTACACAGGGTAGTTCACTGCTTTTACAATTGAACCATTTTCGATTCTAAGCAGTTCAATGAACTTTGTGTCATCTGTGCTCTCCAAACTTCTTTTAGAAAGAACACCTGTTATTTTATATCTTGCTGCACCAGGCGCCTGATAGTTTGTTGCTTCCAATGCAGGATCCAACAAACTCGTATCACTACCATAATTGACTATCGAATCATCAATTTCAATACCGACTCTATAATTCGACTGATTGGTGTACTTATCCAATATGATGGTTTGTTGTTTCACTTTCACAAAGAAGCCATCAAAGAAAAATACACCTTCATTGACGCTGACAACTGATGAGTTAGAAATGTCACCAATAGAAGTATTTACTTGAGCATATGTATTGGTTACATTAGCAATGGCTGTTTGAATGACAACATTGGGAGAAAACGAAAACGCATTATATGGTTTTATGACAATAACTGGAGGATCCGATGTGGTTTGTTCATCAGTTTCCAAAACATATGCAATAGGTCTAGATAATGCTGTGAACATCGTATTTGCGGTATCTACAGTAACATATTTTTGAAAAAAGCTATTTGCTACGATGTCCGTTCCTGAATACTGGGATTTTAGATTAATGCAGATTATTTGTTCATCTCTGCCCTGAAACGTTATTTCACCACCGGTAACAACAGAACCATTTTGAAATATATGACGACCGAAACGATCAATTTGTTTTTGTAATATTGTTTGTAGCTGTGTTAGTTCTCTAGCTTGTACAGCAAAACCGGGCTTGAACAAAATACGATGAAAATCTTTATTCTCATCATAATCATCAAAATATGGTGATTCAGCTGATTCAGGTGGGACTATCTTATCTACCATTTTTCATCCTTAGAACTTTATAGGAATTTTTATATTTTCAACTTGATCTTCGGCTCTTGTCACAGGCGAAATATTATCAATATATATTAGCTGACCGGAACGAGGTTTCAAATCTGGTTGTTGTATTTGTATGACGAATTTCACCGCACCAGAACTCAATCCAAATAAGTTTGTAGAAGTTGGCGTTCCAATATAATCGGTCAAATACAAAACATTAGTAATATTGTTAGATTTCAGCACAAGACCTTTGAAAGTTGATGTTGCTAATGATGCGCCTTGAAATACTTGTTCATCGTCAATATAATCGCTGCCCGAACCAGCGACAGTCAGTTCCAACAATTGCGTAAACGCTGAATTGGAGAAGGCATTAGTCGTACCATTCGTCAGTGGATTTCTTAGCAATGCAATTTGTCTAAAGTCATTTGATGGTGTGAAAACATTTTCTTCATTTGGTTGTATTCTAACACCAAGAATAAGTGTCGATCCACCCAATTCATATAATGGATTACTTCCATGTCCACCATATGGGCTCATTATAGCTCTAGCTGTAGCACCAGAACCACCACCACCGGTTATCGCAACATTTGCATAAGAATAGTTCAAACCTTTATTGGAGATTGATATTGCAGATACTGTATTGCTAGTCGCATTTAAAGAAGCTGTAGCAGTTGCACCAGTTCCATCACCAGTAATAGTGACAATAATATTAGAAGAGTTAGTGTATGACATACCAGAGTTAGACACAATAATTGATTCTATAGCACCATCAATAGCTTCTTGCTGAACTTGATATTGTAACGAACCATCGTCTATTGTTATTTTTCTAATCGGCATCCAATCATTAGTTAAAAATCTGATCTTATCTTTACTATTCAACGTGAACATATATTTCCAAATATAACCATCAGATTCTGTTGTTGTACTATTGAATGCGATATATGTAGGTTTTATAGTTGAGTTTGCACCATTGTTATTGTTCAAACATTTGTACACATTGTATTCATTAGTCAAAACATAAAAACTGACATTGTCGCTAAACATATTATTAGCTCTATCATCATAATATGAATAAACAGTATTTGCTTCCCAATTTACTCTTTTGACAACATGTGAAAGATCATTACCCGTAATCTTTTTTCCAGCTATCATGTTGCTCCATAATGTAGTTTGATCATATATGCTATCATTAGCAATATCTGGAGAAGAATCGTTCGACCATGGAACGCTTCTACCTATAACAACATATAGATTAGATGATGCTGGTTCTGACACAGATTCAATAAATTCTTCTGCTGCAGCAATTTTTATGTTTTTTTTGGTTAGTGCGACCATTGAATACTCTATTTACCTTTATTATTTATATATTACTTGGGGAAGAAACACAGTTGGCAAGGTTATTTGCATACTGGAAATCTCCACCATTGCCTCTATTGACATTAGCAGTCAAGTAATCGTTGGTTATGTAAACAACAGGAGTCACATTAGTTCCATATGTAATATCATTTTCTATATAACCAGGTAAGAAACTTGTGTAAAAGTTATCGCGTATGGTAGTATTTGACAAATCTAAATGTTTATTTACAAACCAAAAATCCGACAAACAACCATAAAAAGTGTTGGAGTTGGCTGATGTACCAGAAATGCTGACATTAGAACCCATGTAATCAATTAGATTGTGTTGTCCAGTTGTATTTCTGTTATTGATTAGTGTATTTGAACGAAGATTGGTGTATTGTCTTATTGAAGACCAAGAATCTGGATATGTTACTGCAGCAGTATTTAAACCAGAAACAAATATTCTATTATTGGATAAATCAATATACAAACCAAGAGGATAGTTTAGATCGTCACCTATATCAAATGTTCTATTGTAGATTGTAGTGCTTATATTCCATTCGGTACTCAACAGGTATTCATGAACTGTATCAACACTTGCTCCCAAGACATACATATATTTTCCATCTTTTGTAAATGCCAAAGAAGATGGATCTGTTTCTTGAGGCAAAATAGAAACATTTGCTGAATAACTAGCAGTGTTTACATTCCATGGAGTGCTCAAAGTATATTGTTGCACCTTACCAGAGTTAGCACCAACAATGAACATAGAGGAGCCTGTATTCGAGAAATATATTCCCGATGGCTGTATTTCTTGTAATGCAATATTAGCATTTGATGTCGAATATGATGCAACATTTACAGATTGAAGATTCCAAGAATCTGTTGCATCATATTCGACAACCTTCACATTGCTCGTTTGACCTATACTTACTGATAATATATCTCCAGAACCTAACAAAGAAGATACCTCTAAGTTGGCACCCACACCAGAAACAGTTGATACCGATATAGTTGGGAAATAGTTGTTAGCATATCCAGTTCCACCTATTGTATAATTGTTTGTAATAGGTTTCAATTCAGTTCTGATGATTGTTCCGGTTGCATTGACAACAGCAACACCATTGGCGCCATAACCATAATTGCCAACAACAGTAGTAAATGCTAGCACATCACCATTAGCATAGCCTGTTCCGCCGTTATTTATTTTTACGGAACCAACTATACCCAAACTTCTTATTGCTGTATTACCAACGATATTTGCTGATGGTGCAACAAAATAACCTGAACCACCAGATATTATGTTTATATTCGCAACAGGTCCAGTAAGTGCATATGCATAATAACTCAGTGTATTCGCCATTGATGTATTAGCGTTACCACCAGAAGTGTTGCTGTAAAGACCAATCGCAATTGCTTGCTGTTCGGTGATGGTGTTTGCACAAATCAAATAACTGTTCGGATGCGTCAATCCGTCAGAGTTTACAGCTAAAACTCTTGCAACAGCAGTAATACCAGAAAAACCAGCTGGATCTGTGAAAACAATGTTGTCATTAGCCCTAAAACCAGAACCCGGAAACACAACAGTAACATTATCGACAATATCTTCTTTAGTTATCGCGTATAGTTTTGTTCCATCATCTTTCCAGAACAAATCTGCATATGAACTATACAATATATTCGGATCAGCTGGTGTATTGGAAGTGAATATAGCTGTATTTACATTCCATGCACTAGACAATGTATATTCTAGTATTCTGTTTATCGCAGTAGTATACATCTTATAGCCATCTGGCTTGAAGAAAATACCAGATACAAATGGACTTTGTGCCGATGTGTTATAACTATTTCCTGTATATGTCCAGTTAGGAATAATGTTTGTGGTGTTTACACCATCAATGAAGATTTTTGTATTCGATGTATTTGCCAAATCCCATGATGCTGTAACATGATGCCAGGTGTTAGCTAATATCTTATATCCTGTATTCGACAAAGCTCTCAACAAAATAGTGTTTACTTGATTTCTTCCAGTTATTTCAATGTAACTATTAGCATTACCTCTGCCTATTACTTTTATTTGAAACTTAGGGCTATTAGATGATGCTGTATTAGAAATAGAAAAGATCACATAGTCATTTGACAAATTGACAGGATTCAACCAAAAACTGACAGTTCCATTAGATGTATTTGCTATACCACTCAGTGTGTTTATTTTGTAGATAGTAGAATTGACACCATTGAAAGAAACCGCATTAGCAACATATGATGATATAAACGAAACATTCGAATTTACTGTCTCAACATCTACATTTACATCTGGATCAGAATCATACAAAAACTCTGACCATAGTTTTGTACCAGATGGATGAACTAAATCCAGCAAATATTTTTTGTATGAAGCTATAGATTTATTGAGCTTTATGACATAACTGTATCTTTGATAATAGTCTCGGTCTTGTATGTAATTCGTACTGCTAAGTTTTCCAGTATCATCCAAGTATCTACCAGGTTTACTCAAGAAACCAGTTGCAACATTTGCCAAAGCTGTTGCAGTGCCATCACCAATGCTAGTGAGATTCACAAGAGGCGCTGTTTCATAACCAGAACCTGGTGCATCAACCCGAATGCTCAAAATCTGCCCAATTGTACCAGTCAAAGGATTCAATATATCACCAAAACCCAATAATGCTTGAACTTGTAAATCAGCACCAGTGCCAGAAACAGTAGAAACCACCACCTCTGGTAAATATGATATTTCATATCCAGAACCACCAATAAACAATCCTGTTGATTCCGGAGTCAATTCTACATCAACAATACTTCCTGTTCCATTTACAGTGACAACAGCATTACCACCTGAACCATATCCACCAATGACATTTCTAAACTCTAAAAGTTCACCATTAGCATACCCAGAACCACCTTGATTGATCTTTACTTTCCCAATAATACCCAAGCTTCTTATTGAAGTGTTACCTATGGTATTAGCAATAGGGGATGTTGCATAACCGCTACCAGAATTTTGCAAAGTTATAAATTGAACAGGTCCCAAATTAGATATTGCAAAAAATGATAATGTATTACCTATTGCTGTATTAGCATTACCACCGGAACTATTGCTGTATAAATTGATTTGTGTATTTTGAAATTGTATTACCTGATTTGAACATAAAATATATGTATTCGGATGCACAGAACCGTCAGCAATTACTGCTGTCACTTTAGCATTTGCTGTGGTACCAGAAAAACCAGTTGGATTCGAAAACAACACAAAATTATTTGCCTGGAAACCAGCACCACCTTCAACAACTTGAATACTGCTAATATTACCAGCTGTCACAGAACTGATTGATGCAATACCACCATTTCCAGTAGCACTTTCTAAAGGAACAGATGTGCCAACAACATATCCTGTACCAGAATTCGATACAGTTATACCTGTGATATAACCAGACAAAATGTTTGCAGTAAGTACATCACCTTCTATGTTTATACTAAACACTTCTTCATCTAGAGAGAAATCACCACTGAGCTTAGATAAAAATAACTCTTTATACGATAAACCCGATTCAGTGATTTGCTGTGCGCGCTCAATATTTCCAGTAGTGAGAGATGTATTTCCTTTTATTGTTGTATTTTGAAATCTTTTCAATATTTCAATAGAAGAGTTAGCAACACCATTATACTTTATATCAGTCAATCTTATAACTTTATCAATAACCCATTTGCCCGAAGAAGCAATCAAAATATCGTTTTTCGGGTAGTAAAACTCTGGGTTTTCTCCGAACAAAGACTTCATCAAAAATGTATATGCTTTTTCTGTTCCTCTTGCCCTATAGAAATCTTTTACATTTTTAAGTAGCTTTGATCGATCTGCTAATGTTTCTTGAGGGAACAATACTAGAAACTGTGAATATAGTTTATCTGCAAACTCATCTAAACCAGTTTCATTTATTTTGTCAACATCGAAATAGTTGGTTAAATTTTTTGCTCTTTCTACAGTTTTACCGAAACGCAATGTGTTGTTAGATTGTTCTAGGTATTCATAATATGCCTCTAAAAACGCCACAAACGTTGGATGATCTGCGCGAACAAACTCGGGTAACTGTCCAGAAACTACCGTAGATATTTTGTTGTTAGTTGCCATTATGATTGATCATCCATTGTGATTTGAATTGATATAGGATCATCACCATCTATTGACAATATTCTATCTCTCAAAGGAGTAATTGTGCTTGTATCCGGTTCTATATTTACTGTAAGAATACCAGATGCATAATTCGGATTACTATCGACCGTAATTGGTTTGAAGTTGTTCAATCTAATCTTACCAGTTTTATAGTTTATCGTACCGACATTGGGGTTTATTATAATCTTTTCGCCAGTGCTGTTTTGTACATAAAATGATCTGATTGTTCCAGTTTCACCAGATAATGTTGCACGTGCTGTTGCACCAGTACCTGTGCCGCTGATCGAAACAATGGCAGTAGTATAGTTTGAACCCTTGCTCACGATCTCAATCGATGAAACAATACCATTGACTATTTTTGCAACTGCTGTAGCGCCAACACCATCTCCTGTTATTGTTACTGTAGGAACAACAGTATAACCAGAACCACCATTTGTCAATTCTATACCATCAACACCGGTGAATGATAATGGTGTTTCTTCCAAATATGCTGTTCTTGTGATACCGCTATTGTCAATAGCCTGAAATGTTGGGTATGAATACAATTTATTTTTGTACTCGCCTCTTTTCAGGGGCATATTGTAATCTAAATCATAATTTTTACCAACATTCGGTGTTGGTTCAAATCTTTTTTGCACCTCTATTTTCATATCGCTACTCAAAAATGAGGTATCTGTCATATCGATTTGCTTTTGTAATCTAGAAAATCTAAATGTTGAATTAAAGTTACCTAGATCAGTGGAGTTGTAGTTCAAAATTGTGCTTCTCACTAAAGACTTCATTTCCTCATTATTCAAAACAGTTTTAGCAGAATCATAATGCACATCAGCGTATACTTTTATGTATGTATATTTCGGATCAACAATTTCTGGTGTAACAGTCAATACACTTCTGTTTTTTATAATCTCATCAATGATTCTAGCTTTCTCCGTCTCTGATATGGCATAACCAACCTTTGGATTCATAGAAATGAATATTTTACCATATTGCACAGGATCATTGTCCTCACCACCCCAAACAGAAACTGATTGAACATTAGGGTAATCTTTCAAAATAATGGTACCATAGTCATTTACAGTGACTGCTCTATTTTGTGTTGTATAGAACTTAGGTGCAGAAAACTTGATTTGATCAATGGATTCTCTTGAGGAACCAGCTGCTGCAGCTGAAACCGAAGAAACAATAACATTGGATATTGCTGGGCTACCCAAAGTGCTCACTAATGTAAATGAGTTAGCCTTATTTGCACCTTCACCATCTGATGCCAAATATGACAATTGAACAATGTTGCCATTTGCCAAGTTTTTACCCAAATACCCATCACCGAAATAAATAGCATATTGCCCCGAAGCATCTTCTTCTAAGAAATAGATTTTAGAATTGGAATTGGCAGCTGTAATATCCTCTGATAACACATAAGCATTTTTTGTAGAATCTAATGTTGATGTTTGAACAGTGACCAATAATGTTGTTGTGTCTATATTTGCATTAGGGATAACGAATCTTCTTTTTGTATTCGAGTTCGTTACTGAAACATTATATGTTAGCTTTTCGCCTTGTTTCAATGTTACATTATTGAATGTAAAGGTATTGCTCGAAACATTTCTAGTTGCTGTTTGCGCAGTCAGTGCAACGAATGTGTAATTGATACCGTCAACTTGTTGCGATTGAAACTCTGTATATGCTGGTATAGTTAATGTACTTTGAGAGCTATCTGGATCTGTGGCTAGTATGTTTACTTTCGCCACAGCGCCTCTTACAGAGGTAGGCAAATAGTTCATATTTTTTGCATGAGAAACTACAGAGTTTCTTAGAGTAGCACTATCAAGAAACATTTCATTTCCGACCATGTTCAGATAATATGCCATGTAGTGTGTATTATATGCTAGAACATCCAAAAGAATGTTTAGCCCCGAACCATCAAAGTCATAATCGCTGAATTGACCTTGGTTTCTCAAGTATTCTTTTAGATTGGTTTTGATTGCATCAAAATCCAGTTCTGCTATTCTTAGAACTGTGTTTGAATCTGCCATATTATCTTACTCTTTCTAACAATTGTGTTATAGTTACTGGTGTTGGAGTATTTACTATGAAAAACTCAATAATCACTTCAAATTGATTCGTATCAATTTTGCTTTGTACGATAACATTTTTCAGTCGTACTCTTGGTTCATAGTTGTTTATAACATCTTCTATGGCGCGTTTCAAGTTTTGTGCTGTGATCGGCGAAACATCTTCAAAAAGCATTTGTCGAACACTGCTGCCTATTTCTGGATGAAATGGTTTTTCATAGTTTGACAAACTTATTAGATTTTTCACAGATCTAATGACTGCCTGATTGCCTACTCGCAGCGACACATCTTTTGTCGCTGGGTTTTTAGTAAAGTTTAGATCTAAATCTTTGAATGTTCTTACTATTGGCATAGCTATATTTATTTGATTATTTGTACGGATGATCGTAAAATCGAGTTCAAAGCAGCATTACCAACCGAATTACTCATCAAAAATCTACCACAAGGATCGCTGTAAATACTATCCAAAATAGACGCTAATGCATATTGTTTCAATCTTTCTAATGCTTGCGCGAAAAATGCATTATCGGCATCTACGATCGATTGTATTGTAGTAGCGATTTGATTTATTTGTGCTATTATTTGTGATGCTGACAGTAAGCAAGAGTTCACAGATTCAATCAAACCTGCTATTTGACCAATATAACCATTCATTGTCTCAGTAGAAAATAACCCTGTCATATTATTCAAAAAGCTAAAACATTGTTCGGCAGAGTTCAATGCATAGTTAAGATTGTTCAAAGATCTACCAACCGACAAAACTCTTTCTAAACTAGGTGTCGGATTAGTTGTACTAGGGCTAATCAAACCAGAAAGCGTACTGGTATGTAATGTGAAGCTTTCAACAGCTTGTGTCAATCCTATTGTACCAGATCCAGTATTGTTTATTGCTTCTGTGATGCTTGTTATTTCACCAGCAGAAAAACATGCGCTGGAATTGACAGCATCAGATAAAAGCCCAATATTCGTGCTAATGCCAGTAATAGCATCACCAACAGGATTTTGAAACAACGCAGAACGACCTTTCTCTACAATCGTTGTAAATATGTCTCTTTGACCAGTGGTGGCTATCGTACCAGTAAACAATCCACCAGGTGAAATAGCAGATTGGGGCAAAGAAATAATTGATGATGATGTTGGTATTATTGAAAATGGCATATTCCACTAACCTCCTGCAAAAACTGTTGCTGCTCCAGTCATTATTGATGATCCGCATTCTATCACGTCGCCTATTCTACCTATCGCCAATCCATTGACAAAAACTGTCCCTGAACCGCCTGCTAAAATGCTATCGTGTGATCCATGATTTGGACAACTATGAACTACCCAATGATCTGTTTGTCTATGAACAGGATTTCCCTCAACAAAAACATCACCACTAGCTGTGTCACACTCTCTCGGAGGGAAACATCCATGACCTGTGCATATACATCCTAAAAATGCGACTTCTGGCATATCGATTTATCCTTATCAGTTTAGGAAGATGCTACTTCCTCTAAATCTTATGATACCATTCACATCGGTATTCATATCACCTTCAACCTTTGTTGTCATATTACCTTTTACTGTAATATTGGTGTCACCATCCACCTTTGTTGTCATATTACCTTTTACTGTAATATTGGTGTCACCATCCACCATTATGCTACCTTGACCCTTTACGGTCAAATTGTATGATCCCATAACAAGTATATTATCATCTGACATGATAATCTCATATTTGTCTTTGACCACCTTAGATACCTTTTTTCCATCAGGATAGATCTCGTCGAAAGTACCAGTTCTGTGTGATACATGCACTCTTTCAGCACCAGGTGTATCATCAAACTCAACTATATGACCAGATTCGGATTCGTATACATGATT